AGTCAGACCCTATCACGTAACTCTGGTATGACTGTAGACAAAGCACAGGCCCTGCTAGACGCATTCTGGTCACGTAACTGGTCTATTGAGAAGGTAAGCAAAGATGCACGTACAAGAGAGTTATTTGGCTATAAATGGCTTTATAATCCTGTGTCTGGTTTCTGGTATTCTTTGCGAAGTGACAAGGACAGGTTTAGCACCCTGAACCAATCAACAGGTGTATACTGTTTTGACAATTGGGTTATGCAGTGTCGTGGTATGGGCCTACAGACTATAGGTCAGTTCCATGATGAAGTTATCGTACTAACAGAAGAGGGCGACGAGGATAAAGTAGAGAATGTTATGAACATGGCTATCGACAATGTAAATCAAGAACTACAACTCAATGTACCACTTGGCATTGATGTACAATTCGGAAAGACTTATGCAGAAATCCACTAAATTTTGTGGACAAAGCTGAAAAAATGTACCATATATATTTACCAGTGTAAGAAAAGGAGAGCCACATGGCACGTTACACACTCGACATGGTTTTGGAATATGCAAAAGTATTCCCAGAAAATGCAGACATGGGCAATCCCGATGGCCCACAGTGGCAGAAAGCTATTGCTGACAAAGGTGGTCAGTATGTAGTAAATGCTTACTTCACTAACCAAGAACAGATTGACCGTCTTATGATTGATGGGTTCAAGGCTACAGTGATGGGTAATGCACGTATCCAAGAAGGAAATGCTGACTTCGGTATTGGAAAATACATGAAGATTAAACGTCAGGTACGTGATGACATTCGTGAATGGAAAGACCCACTGACGGGAACTAACGCAAATCTTGGTGGACCTGTAAAGGTTGTAGACCTTCGCCAAGGGCGTGACAATGTATCTAAGTGGGATTTTAATGAACACGGAGAACTTGGAAACGGTACAAAAGCCAAAGTACAATTCGAGACTTATGCAGATGGTAATGGTCTTCGTCTAAATGGTGTCGCAGTTACTGAGTTGGTGGAACGCACAAACGAACCATCAGAAGATGACTTGATCTTTCAGGTGGCATAATGCAAGTAGAGATTTTCTTTACAATGGACAAAGAGGAAGACGGTATGGAAGGTACCGTCAGCCTGTCCCGTGAAAATGTAGACAACTTAGAGGACCTGTTATACTTCTACCAAGACGCAGGTATTGCATCTGGGTACACTTACATCACTTCTATTGGAGCACACAAAGACAGTGGTGAGATAGTCTGGTCTGGTTTCTAATGGATTACGGAAAAGCACTGATAGATGGAGATGTATTCGCCTATCGTGCTGCTTTTGCCACTAATGATGAAACCCAAAAAGATTCTAGGGTTCTAACTGATACTATACTTCAAACATCTATTGAAGCTGTAGTAGGTTGGCCTTGGGATGTAGGTGACTACCAAATCTATTTAACATGTAGTGGCTACCAGTTTAGACATGACATAGCAAAAACACATGTATACAAAGGGAACAGGAAATCAAAAGACAAGCCTGTTCACTTACAGTATATACGTGATTATATGGTAGAAGAGTGGGGCGCAAAGGTCAGTGTGGAACAAGAAGCAGATGATTGCCTTGCAATAGAAGCAACACAGTTAGGTTACAACTGTACAATTGTTTCTGTTGACAAAGACATGATGCAGGTCCCATGCTGGCACCACAACCCCGTAAAAGGAACTATGACTAAGGTTACCCCCGAAGAGGGAATTAAGTTCTTTTATACTCAAGTTTTGACAGGTGATGCAGCAGACAACATTGTCGGTCTACAAGGTATAGGACCAAAAAAGGCAGAGAAAATACTACAGGATGTTAGTGAAGAAGATGACCTGTGGGAAGCAGTGTTAAAAGCCTATGACGGTGACGCAGACCGTGCAATAGAGAATGCTAAACTGTTATGGCTAAGACGTTACGAGGGAGAGATATGGCAACCACCAGACATGCGATAAAGCATGGTTATCGTTCTGGATTAGAGGAAAGGGTGTCGAAGGAATTAGAGGAATCAGGTGTTAGTTACGGGTATGAGGCAATAAGAATATCTTACGATATAATTGAGCAACGTAAATATACACCAGATTTTGTGTTATCTAATGACGTTATAGTTGAGACAAAGGGCAGGTTTAATACAGCAGACAGAAAGAAACACTTGCTGATACAGAAACAACACCCTAACCTTGACATACGATTCGTATTCCAAAACTCTAATGCAAAGTTGTACAAAGGTGCAAAATCAACTTACGGACAATGGTGTGATAAACATGGGTTCATGTATGCAGATAAGTCTATACCAAAGGAATGGTTAGATGGGACTTAGTGATTATATAGAAGTGTACGATAAGATTGAGTTAGAGGATGATCTGGATACCTTGAAAAGAATGGCAAAATACTTACTTGTAGGTAGAGCAATGAATGACAGTAGTTTATCATCAGAAGAAGCAGTGGCTCTTGCCCAATACACTTGTTGTGATATTGGAATGGACGAAGAGGGGATTATACTACATTGATAAGCCAAGACGATATAGATGCTTTTAAATACTACAACGACACAGAGATGGAGTTTAACGTATATCAAAAGGCAGCAGCACGAACAGCTATATACAAGCATGATCACCAAGTTATATATCCAGCCTTGGGGTTAGCAGCAGAAGCTGGAGAGGTTGCCAACAAAGTAAAAAAAATACTTCGTGATGGTCATTTTGATCGTGAAGCCATTTCGGATGAAATAGGAGACTGCTTGTGGTATATTGCTGCATTGTGTAGAGATATGAATGTAAGCCTGTCTGATATAGCTGCTAAAAACTTAGCAAAACTAAACGACAGAAAAAGACGAGGGGTCCTCAGTGGAAATGGAGACAATAGGTGAAGAAGAAAAAAGGTATGTCATGGTTATGGAGATATATGAACTACATCTCAACATGGCGAGAACATAGAGATATAATTAAACAACTAAACAGAATGTCTGATAGAGACTTAGCTGATATGGGAATTTCACGATGTGATATTGACCGACTAATCTGGCTAGGTGAAGACAAATCAATGCGAGGACGAGGCCAAGAATAATGAACAACATGCTCCCCACCCCCTATCAAAACTTTATTGCCCTATCACGTTATGCCCGTTGGACTGGCGAAAAACGTGAGTCGTGGTCAGAAACTGTTGACCGATACATGGACAATATCGTAAAGCCACTAGCAGGTGATGACAGTTATATAAACTCTATTCGTGATGCTATATTAAGTTTAGAGGTTATGCCCTCTATGCGTTCTTTAATGACCGCAGGTAAGGCATCAGCACGTGATAATACATGTATGTATAACTGTTCTTATATAGCAGTAGATAAACCGACACGATTTGACGAGGCCATGTTTATCCTGTTATGCGGAACGGGTGTGGGGTTTAGTGTTGAACGTCAATACATTCAGAAACTACCAGAAGTACCAGACAAGCTGTTCAAATCTGAAACAACTATCGTGGTTAAGGATAGTAAAGAGGGTTGGGCAAAGGCTTACCGTCAACTACTAGCATTGCTATGGTCTGGTGAAATTCCTCAGTGGGACATTGGCTTGGTACGACCTGCTGGAGCACGACTAAAAACATTCGGTGGTAGGGCCTCTGGTCCAGCACCTTTGGTTGACTTGTTTAACTTTACTATCGAAAAGTTTGTAGGTGCGGCTGGGCGTAAACTATCGTCTATTGAGTGCCACGACATTATGTGTAAGATAGGAGAAATTGTTGTTGTAGGCGGTGTACGCCGTTCTGCTATGATAAGTTTGTCAAATCTATCCGATGATCGTATGCGTCATGCTAAGTCTGGTCAATGGTGGGAAAACTTTGGTTACCGTGCTCTAGCTAACAATTCTGTTGCTTATACAGACAAGCCAGATGCAGAGACATTCATGCGTGAATGGACCGCATTGATCGAAAGCAAGTCTGGTGAACGGGGCATATTCAACCGTCAAGCATCGCAGAAACAAGCAGCAAAAAATACCCGAAGGGATAGTGATTGGGAATTTGGTACTAACCCGTGTTCGGAAATAATTTTGCGATCTGCACAATTTTGCAACCTTACAGAAGTTGTAGTACGTGCAACCGACAACCTTGATGACCTAGAACGTAAGGTTCGTCAGGCAACAATTCTAGGCACAATACAGTCTGCCTATACAAAGTTCCCTTACCTGTCAAAAGAGTGGCAACGTAATACGGAAGAAGAACGTCTGTTGGGTGTTAGCTTGACAGGCATTATGGACAACCCGTTAATGACTGCAAGAAATGCAGGATTAGCCAAAACTTTGGAGCATCTAAGAAATGTTGCAATCACTACGAACCTTGAATGGAGCAGCCGCATTGGTATCACTCCTTCTGCTGCTATCACTTGTGTCAAACCTAGTGGTACTGTCTCCCAACTCGTTGATTCTTCTAGTGGGATTCATGCACGTCACAGCCCTTATTACATTCGTACTGTCAGGGGTGATAACAAAGACCCATTGACACAATTCCTGATTGACATGAAAATACCTAATGAGCCTTGTGTTATGAAGCCAGACACAACAACAGTGTTTAGCTTCCCACAGAAGTCTCCAGCAGGTGCAGTAACACGTGACGATATGACAGCTATTGAGCAACTAGAAATGTGGCTGACGTATCAACGACACTGGTGTGAGCATAAGCCTAGCATTACTGTGTCAGTACGTGATTCTGAATGGATATCTGTAGGTGCATTTGTGTATGAGCATTTTGACGAGATGTCAGGTGTATCATTCTTGCCACACTCTGACCACACATATCAACAGGCACCTTATCAGGAATGTGGTAAATCAGACTATGAATATTTGCTATCTCTTATGCCATCTGATATTGACTGGTCTAAACTTTCAGACTACGAAAAAGAAGATAATACAAGTGGTATGCAAACAATGGCCTGTTCTGGTGATAGCTGCGAAATAGTAGACCTAACATGATGTATGTTATGGTAACCAGACGAAACTGTTCTTACTGTGAACAGGCTAAACAACTTATCAACTCTAAGGGGGGTAGTGTATCTCACTACTCCCTAGATGAATGCAGATGGCTACTAGATTTGTTTAAAAAAGCAGACCTAAAGACTGTCCCACAAATATGGGACTTTAGAGGTAAACATATCGGTGGTTACAAAGAACTGAAAGAATACCTGAATGATAAAAAGACCTTTTAACAAAACCTTGTATGACACTTTTGATGCCCCTGCTAGAGAAATACTAGCCAACCATCTTAAAACAAAAGGTCACACCATCGTATCTAATACAGAGGACTACAATGTAGACGTTGTATCTCAGAAGGGGGGTATTACATACTATAACGAGGCAGAAGTAAAGGTTGCGTGGAAACACGATTGGCCTACCCATTGGAAAGAAATCAGGATTCCTGAACGTAAAAAACGTCTACTTAAAATGTATGACGAAGGTGTGTTAAATTTCTATGTATTTAGAAATGATATGAAGCAAGCATGGAGAATAAAAGACACACTAATGAACGAAGATAGTTTACAGGAAATCAAAGCTAGGTGGGTAGTAAAAGGAGAAAAATTCTTTCATATACCTTATACAAAAGCAGAGTTAGTAGAGATCAATGGATGATGACAACGTGACAGATTTCCCTGTTAAACACAGAAAGACCAGAAGAAAGACTACTTACAAAGGTGCTGCCAATAAACAAGTGTCTGGTATTGTACCAAGGACTGAAAAACAAAAGGAGTTATTAGATGCATTTAAACAACATTCTCAAATTTTCATACTTGGTCCTGCGGGTACTGGGAAAACGTATGTTACTGCGACTTATGCTGCCGACCTCTACACGACGAAAGAAATTGATAAGATCGTTATCACAAGACCTCACGTTGCCGTAGGTAAAGAGTTAGGATTCTTAAAAGGTGACCTAGAAGAAAAAACTAAACCTTGGGCGTTGCCTGTGTTAGACGTATTGGAAAAACACCTTGGTAAAGGTGCAGTAGAAACAGGGATCAAGAATGGTAACATTGAAATGGCACCTCTTGCACTTATGCGTGGTCGTAGCTTCGATAATGCCTTTATAATCGTAGACGAGGCTCAAAATATAACAACACACGAATTAAAAATGTTGTTGACAAGGGTAGGAGAAGGTACTACTATTGTGCTTAATGGTGATTCGCAACAATCTGACCTAAAAGAAACAGACGGGTTGTCAAAAGTAATTCACCTAGCTAAAAAGTACATGTTACCTATACCTATCATTGAGTTCGGTGTCGAGGATATTATACGTTCTGACATTTGCGCCCAATGGGTAAAGGTGTTTATGAAGGAGAATTTGTAATGCCAAGAATAGGTCACCTTATAGGTGGGCCACCCCCCAAAACTGAATGGCATGAAGCACCCATTATAACACCTATGACAACAGAGGAACGAAAACGATCTATGGAACGTGATAACGTAAACAAACCTGCACACTATGGACAAGGTACTATAGAGTGTATAGAGTACATCAAAGACTTCTTGTCAGATGATGAACTAACAGGGTACTACCGTGGAAATGTAGCAAAGTACCTACACCGTTGGAGATATAAGAATGGGGTAGAGGACTTAAAAAAAGCAAGGTGGTACTTAGAGGCTCTCATACAACAGCAGGAACGAAAATGATAGTAGTTGATAACTTCCTAGATGCTGTTTTATGGGAACAGTTTAACGACCCCTCTATATGGGAAAATAAGTCCTCTGGAAACTATGCGTTCATGCATGTGAACGATCAGCAGCATAACATTATGCAAGTAGTAGCAAAACGCCTGTGGGACTTTTTTGACCCGAAACACGCATATCGGGCTGTAGGCTATGAATACTGGTACAACATACTGTGGCGAGACAATGGGCTTAATTGGCACTATGACAAAGATGAAGCACACTGGCAAAAAACAGGAGAAATAAAAAAGCCTATATTTGGTTCTGTGTTGTATCCGTACCATGAGGTAACAGGTGGTTACCTAGAAATTGAAAATGGAAAAGAAATAGAACGTATTGCACCTGTCCCTAATCGTGCAATATTTTTTAGTGCTGGTGAAGAACGTCACCGTGTGTCTCCTATAAGTAGTGGGATACGAAAGACGTTTGCGTGTAACTTATGGAAAGAGGTGCCACTTGAGTTTCGTTGAAGGTGCTTTACTTATAAGCCTAATCTTAAATGCCTATACAATTCGTCGTGTTACAAAAACAGAGAATGACATAGAGACTTTGTACGAAGGTACAGCACTCGTCATGTCTAAGTTAGAGATGACAAAAAATGAATAAAAAGTTGTAGGCACAAAAAAGCCCCCTACGGAATTAACCGTAGGGGGTTCTTTAGTTTTATAATACCCGTTTCGTTCTAGTGAACAGGCTTTTTATTCCTCTAGCTATCTCGTTTGGACTGGGGGCCAACCAACCAAGAATCAAGAGTATTAACATAAGGGGGTTTATTTCAGATATGTTTGTAGTGCTATTATCTTGCTGCACAGTTTCTACTGGTCCCTCTGGTCGCAAGACTGGCCTGACAGACTTATCAACATTTGTGTTTATGCCTTGATTGTTTTCTTTTCCTATTTGGGTGTTTGCGGCAACATTTGTTCCACTGCCCCCCAGAGAAGGAATTAGACTTGATACGCCACAACCATATAACAGCAAGGCTAATACTAACCATCTCATTTTGACATAGCTACTTTGTTACCCATAGGCTTTCCTGCCATATAAGCCGTTGCCCCCATATAGGCTGCTACAACTCCAGTTTGAGCAATATAGAATAAACCTAAAAGATCAGCTAGTGCAGATACCCTTGTATCAGGTATAATAGGGGTGAATAGAAATATGGTAAATACTATCATCATACCCATAGCAACCCAAGCCATAAACTTTTGTGACTCTGCCTTTTCTTCACGTAACTCTATTTCAAGCATACGTTCTTTCATTGCTACTTCTTCGGCGGTAATCTTACCGTCACCGTCAACATCAAAATCAACTACCATATTTTAATCCTTTTAGGCAACTACAAAGTCAACATTTTCACCCTGTCTTTGAGGATAGAACTTACTCATGTTTTGTGGGTGATATGTGTATGCATCTGTATACTTGTACTTATGTACATTTTGGTCTACAGCTTTTTCTGTTTCTTTTATCTTTCTTGTTGCCCTATTTTCTACCTCAACCTTATCAAAAGGCATTTGTGGGAGAGGCATGTAATCTAATAGTCCCAAACTAACCATCGCCCTGTATCCACTCTGCAATTCTACGGTTTGTCGTGATTAATACAACATAACCTTTTTCATCATATACAATGTAGTATTTACCTCTTTTGACAATCATCTAGTTGTCAACCAAAGAATGAAAGCCATAACACACACACCAACAATAAACAATAGTATACCTACTGACCAGTTTATAATGGATTCTTTTATTTCAGCTTTCCTATATTCGTGGGCCTTCTTATCTTTTCGGATTTTTGCCTCTATCGACAAAAGTTCTTCCCAAGCAGATGGCCCGTACATAAAGCTAATATGAGACTTTAACTCGTCCCTCATGGCCTGTGCTTTACGTTTTGCATTCCAAACCTCAAGGGCCTCTGCCTCTACAGACCCACCTAAAGATTTCCACCAAGGAGGGTTGTTTACTTTTTTCTCACACTGTCCTAAGTCAGACATAGCCCCTGCCCATTGAGACAGTTGACCTGACATGTCCTGTAAATCACGGCCGATGGCTATGCCTTTTTTTATGGCGTTAAAAGCCATTGTTGCGCCACTGATTATTGTAACAGGGTCCATAAAATTAATGCCTCTCTAGCAACCTGTCTAATTTTGCGTCGAGTGCTTCAATCTTATCTATTACGTAGGCCATCTGATCTTTTTGTTCGGACTTAGTTACGTACTCTTTTGCTACTTCTTCACGGGTTCTGTTAAGTAGTATGTTAAGTCTGTTTAATTCTACCATGCAACTACGGATGACCCAAGCTATGACACCTACGCCACCCGTGAGAATTGCGTTCCACAAAACCGTATCTTCAATCATTCTGGGTAGCTATCCCAGCTTAACTGAAAATGTGGTCCATCAGGAAAATTAGTCCAGTCTGCACCACAGGTGATATCTATTTCCAATTCCTCTGCTGCTGCTTTCATGGCATCAACAATGGGGTAGAAATATTCCCAGTCCCAAGATACAGGGTAAGGCACTAAGTCCACTGCATGTCCTGTCAGGTGGCGGCTTCGCATTGTTGTAGACTTGCCCTCTTTTACTAACTGTTTTTGACGGTCTATATGACGTATTCCTTCCAGAACAGAAAAATCTTGCTCTGATATTTCAATAGCCCGTTTTACAACAGAAACTAGGTCAGGATGAACACCCGATAATTTCTGTAAACTTCGTGTTCCTAGTTTATATCCCATTATATTACCTTATATATTTTTCGCCAAGCATAGATTGCATAGTTATTTTCGCCATACTTTACGGACCCTGTAGTTGTTTGATCATACCTTACCATAACATGAGAATCTAAACCTGTTATTGAAGAGTGATTATATGGCAAGGCACTTGCGTCTGTAATAGTACCTGTTGTAAATGGCCCGTAAGAATTAGAGACACTTGATGCAGCCAAATCAGACAATTGATATTGAGTTGTCCCACCAAGTATAGAAGAATACTTAACAGCACCAGCAGCACCATTACCACCAATATAATCGCCACCAGAAACAGATGCTGTTCCACCACTACCAAAGGCTTCTACAACTATGTAAGTATCGACAGTTTCTGCTGATAGGTCTACAGTCTGAGTTACAACCTGTCCAGCAAGTCCACCTCCCCCAGCTTGACCAGAACTGTCAAACCAGCTTGAGGCATCGCCGCCGCCACCGCCGCCACCTGCGCCGTAGGATGTGCTTGGCGCAGAAGAACCAGCAGAGTTTCTGGAGCCTCCAGCACCACCAGCACCAAAGTCTGAGGATTGTCCTGTTCCACCAGAACCTGTGCCAACGCCGTTAGCATTTGTGCCGCCAGTGCCACCAGAAGCAGTAATGGTTTGAATAATAGTTCCAGTTGTAGAACCACGGCGAAGTCTTACTGTCGTAGTACCGCCAGCAGTATTAGTACCCGATGAACCACCATTGGCTTTCCCAAATCCACCAGCACCACCACCGCCATAGACAGTAATTGTAACTTCATCTATTGTTCCAAGGTTAGCATATGCATTATTACTTGCTGGAGTAATACTACTTGTTCCACCAGAAGTTGTACCGCCCTTAAAAAACAGAGGATTAAACAAAGATAGCTGTTGTGTATCTTTTGCAATAATACCACTAATTCGGTCAGTTCCAGCATCAGAATAAACCGATGTAGCAGAAACTTCGTAACCCTTGTTACCACCGCCTTTGTCGGTTCTAGCTATGAAGAAACCATCTTCGGCATAAGCAGAGTTAGAGGAACGTCCACCAAGGAAGCCAGCACCACCAGCCTCTAGTCTTAGTGTATCCTCAATAGTAACATCACCTAGTGTGGCGGCAATAGCTTCAAGTTTTGGAACTGATATTTTATCAGCCGTTATTGTACCGTCTACGACTAGGTTACCATTTATAGCTACAGTTTGATAGTTCCAGTTTGTGCCATCATAAATCCACACACGTTGCTCAAAAGTGTCATTGTCTGTAAACCATGCTTGATCCCCATCAACAGGACTAACACCAACACCGTCTGTAGTATCAGTAAACTTGGTGTTTATGGTAGAACTTGATGCGTCATCTGCTGGCATATCAGCAGTGTCAAGGTTGATGATCCACTGACCAGCACCCCTAGCACCTGTAGGACCTGTACTACCAGCTACACCAACAATAGAGGGCGTAGACCACTCGTTAGCTGCAATAGTGTCTGTAGAAGTATTAGAGTAAGCTACAGCACTAATTGACCACAAGTATTCACCAGAAGAAATACTTGGTGCAGATTGTGTCCAACCATTGTCTGTTGCAGTCAGAGTAGCACTAGAGAACGTATAAGTCTCGGAAGTCGTAGGTGTATCAGGTGTTGTAGTTGTTGTAGTTTTCTTAAACAACGTAACTGTTGCACTGTTGTAACCAGCAGCACCATCAGTACCTGCATAAGAAGTATTTACAGCACTAGAGAACTCTGTTGCTGGGATGCTATCTGTAGTAGTGTTAGCATAGGCAGAAGCAGTTTTTACCCATAGGTACTCACCATTTGTAAGTGTAGGTACATCTGTAGACCAGCTACCCAACGTACCACCAGATAATGCACCAGTAGAAAACGTATAGGTAAACGTACCAGTAGGATCAGAAGGTGCAGATGTACCAGCAGCATACAAGAACACTTGTGCCTGTGTATAACCATTAGGTCCTGTAACCTCTGCAATAGTCGTAGCAGACTTAGCAGCAGTGTAAGAACTAGAGTTACCTGAGAAGTCTGTGGCACGTATTTTGTAGTAACGTGTTACCTGATTACCAACATCCCCATCGACAAAACTTGTAGCACTACTGTACCCTATTGTAGTATAGGTTCCAGTAGATGTGTCAGACCTTTGGATTTCCATGTGCCTAAAGTCAGCTTCACTAGGTGCAGCCCAAGTCAGTGTAATTGCTTGGTAGCCCCCTATAGGCGTATTTAGTGTAGGTGTAGCAGGTGCATCAGTATCTGTAGAGGCTTGGTCTGACCTTGTAGAAGGTGTACCAGCAACCCCTTGATGATTTACAGCACGTACCCTAACGTAGTAAGTAGCACCAGCAATCGCAGGTTCTATCTCAAAAGTTCTATCTTTAAGGACTACTTCTGTATAATCACCAGATGCTGTTGTTCTCCAACCAAAGATGTAGTAATCAACGTCAGATTCATCTGTTACAGTCCAAACCCATTTCAATTTAGGTATAAGATTACCTTCACTACTGAAACTGGTAGTTTTTGTAGCAGCACTTATAGTTACATCTTGAGTATCAAAGGGTGATGCAATACTTGTATTGTCTTTTTCGTATGTAACATAGTTACTAATTTCGTCAAAGACAGAAGAGGTTATTTCACGTAGTACCATGTTGACCACAAGGTCAACCCCCTTCATACCAAACGACCACTCAATAACTTCCCAATACTTGTTGGTCCAACCCATACGGTCATTATCTAGTTGGATAAAGTCACCAATCTGACATGACATAGCCCGTAGACCAAACTGTGCAGACACAGTTAATTGCTGGCGATTACGTTCATACACAATACGTGCAATACGTTGTGCTTCGTCAGGGTTGTCTGTAAACAACAGGGGAAGGTCAAGTGTGCTTTCTAACCCACCATCGTCAGTAATAGCTTGTGCTACTTTATACTCTGGATAGTCAGTAGTCTGCCAGTCACTGTCAGCACCACGCCATGTACCTTTAATGATGTTAAAGTTATCACGACGAGAATGACGTGTACCAACCTGAATGGGTCCACGTAGGTCATCTTCGTTAAGTGTAAGTGTAGGTGTTTCCCACTTAGCAGCCCTCATACGCCACTTACCTTGGGCATACCAAATTATGCCAGCCATAGAGGATAGCATATCATTTAATATGTCAGCAGGTTGTGAAGACGTAATGAAAGCACCGTTAATCGTGAACCACGTGTCATTGTTGCTTGCAGTACGATCACAGGCGTTAGCAGCAGTCTCTACTGTGTCATCATCAATGTAAGAAGTGTTTTCGCCAAGCCCGTAGTCACTGATCAGGTAATCACGAATACATAGGGCAGGGTTGTCTGACCACGCAGTAGTAGAGTTACGTGGATCATAAACTTTCTTACCCTTGATAACTGCCTGAATTTCAGGTACGCCATTAGGGAAAACATCTGCATTAAACTTCAAACGTACATAAAGGTAAGCAATACCACGTAGGTCATGGTCAGAAGTCCAGTTGTCGTTTTCAAAAGTCTCTGCTGCTAGTGTAGTATCGTGTGTCTGATTGTCAGCACCCAGATGTTTCTTGATGCGAACATATCCGTTGTAACGTGTAGTAGTAGTTGCACCACCATCGTTTGTAGCACTTGTTACTTCACCATTAGAATCTAGGGTCAACTTGTAGTCGTTTAACCAGATTTCTTCGTAGCTATTGATTTCGTGTCCAGCAAAAGCAAGCACACGGTGTAGGTATTTGTTGTTAGAGCCATTTGTTGCGTCAAATACAATAGCACCTGCAACTTTAGTTTTACCATATATAATCTGGTGATCTAGTGCAGTACCACGTTGCGTTATAGTGTAGCTACGAGTAGGTGCAGACTGTTTAGGGGCTAAAGCCCCCATTAGTAAACCTAAACCAGCCCTAACAAGGAACGCCGCCATTTTGCTTGTGCCAAACATGGTTGCCATAAACGAACCAGCAGCAAAGCCACCAGTGGCAATAGTAACAACGGCTGCGATAATTACTGAGAATAGTTTGTTAGCCATCTACTTTTTTCCCCACGTAATTTCCTTTAGTTGTAGGGACTCGACAAAATCTAACCCTGCGTCACCATTAAATTTATTTCTCTGATAAGCAGATGTATAACGTGCAACACGTGGACGTTCTAAGTCAACCAACTTATTTTCAATATTGATTTCAATAGTAGATGTGTCAGGGCCTTCAACTATATTCATTTCGTCCATGTAACCTGAGAATATCTCAGTGTATGCAGTTTGAGCACCCATAACACCAAAGTATATACGACCCTGACGACCTTGATAGGGGGTAGTAAGAGCCAAAGCAACATTGGTTGTTTTAGGTATACCAGAGATAGTTATAGATGCACCCTTTGCGGCAATATCAGCAGTTTCTTCTACAATGGCTACAGACAATAATTCCCCTAAACCTTCGTAGTCTTTTGAATCAATAGTTTTCGTGCCAATCCCTGTCCATATATACTGTGGATCACCGTCAAACATTAAATCCACAGCAAAGAACGGGTATACTACATCATCATCGAGTGCAGCAGAAACAGCAGTAGATAGGTCACGTGTAGCCATTAAATTACCTCAATGCATTCAAACTGGATACCAAAGAATCCAGCATTATCTATCTCCCACTGTGTTAAAGGTGAAGCAAGCCTAAATGTACCAACAGGTGAGGTCAGGTCAACAGAGGCTGAACTTGCTGCTGCACGTAGACGTGGGAATATGTCTAGTGTACCACCATTAGATGTGTCATTTAATGCTTTGTAAAGTTTTGCACTAGCATTTGTGCCAACCTGAAAGTAATCTCCAGCTTTGATTGTACCACTTGTAGCAGCCACTGTAACAGAATCATCCCCAGCATTGCCTGTAATGGTCATACCAGATATGTTTCCACGTTGGCTAGTACCAGTAGGGTCACCAAGGTTAAACGTGTTTGTAGGCCCCTTACAACGAAGCAGAAAGGCTACCCAAGGTTCAGCTAGTTCACGTTGGGTAGAGGGAATCTGTATACTTGCCTCCCAACGGTCACCCGTATGACGAATGACCTGTTGTTTATACGTAAAAGGAGACTCAGACATTGCTACCTGTTGTCTAGCCCTAAACTGAATAGAGGCGTAACCAATTTCTGTCGGAACTGTTATGTGTGCCATTAGCTAAATGTCTTTCTCATTGATCCACCACGCCTACGTTGGTCCATTATAGAAGCAGAGGTCATATCAGCAATCTTAGGTGCCTCTTGTGCAATGATACGTTTAACACTTTCATCACCATTGGCAGAGAAGTTAAAGTTCTGCACGACAGTTGTGTTACCACCAGCAATACCCAGCTTACCATCCTTACCACGTTTAAGTGGCATGATAGCTTCTGGCCCAGCTTCACCCATAAGTCCAATTCCCCTAGCCATTGGGAAAAGTGTAGGACCACCTATAACACCCCCGTTAGCAAATGGTACTACATTACCACGGGAGTGTATACCACCCATAGCCTGAACTTCAGCACCCCCTGCTGAGAACAAAAAGGATTTTAGTGCATCTACAGCAGGGTCAACAAGGGACTGTTGATAGACCATCTTAGCAATGTCGAACATAAGTTTCTCGAACGCATTTTTGATGTTCATACTACCGTCTGCAACAGCCATTAGTGTTTCCTCAAAGGCATCACCAATGTCATTAACTACGTCACGTCTTTTCTCTAGCTGTACAACCATGTCGTACTGAGCCATTAATCCTTGGATAGCTTTTTCGTCTTTCTCTACTCCAAGTTCTATAGACTTTTGAACGAGTTCATTATGGTACTCTGCCCTCTTAGATTGCTCGTCAGTCATACCTATAATCTTTTGTCTTAGGTCTAACTCTGCTTGTTGTTTCCTTAAAAACTCTTCGTATTTTTCTTGATCACTTTGTGCTGATCTACCTGATTTTTCAGCCTCACGTTGACGTTCTCTTTCTTTTGCATTTGCTGTAAGTATTTTCGTTAGTTCAGTTATCTTTCCACCAGCAGATGCTTGTTCGGCTCTGATAATTGAATCTTCAACTCCAGCATCCCTCATATCCTGAACTTTTTGCTTGAGTTGCTCACGATAGCCAGCAATGGTCTTAGCAGATTGAACATCAGCACCAGTAGCTAGGGCATCAGCTTCAGCTTTAGCTTTAGCAAGGGCAACAGACAATGAGTTACCAAAACCTTGCATACGACTAAGTGCAGCCTCAGATTTAGCTAATGCTTTAGCCATATCTTGAGTTATGTCTTTTGCAAGTTCTAACTCGTATTTTAATCTTATTGCTTCTCTGGCTGATTTTATAGCTGCATCTAAATGTTTCTGTTGCTCTGTAGTAAGGGCCTTACCTTCAGCCGCCTGTTCAGCTTTGGTCCTTAAAATTTCTACCGCAATGGATTGTTCTAATCTCTGGGCCGCAACTAGATCACCTTGCTCTTTTAGAAGTTTAACTTTAGCTTTGTCTTGATCATTAGCAGCATCATCTCGCATCTTGCGAAGGTCTTCGGTAATGTCTTTTTCCTCTTCAAGAAGATCATTAACATCCTCTTGAGCCTTACCCTTCTTTTTTATAATTTCTAAATCTAAGCCTTGCTCAATAGCAATATTTCTTAGCTTCTTTAAGTATTCTTCACTAACATAACCTAATTTTTCTAGTTCATCGTAGGCATTGTTGAAAGCATTTGCTAAAGCATCTTTACTTACAATGTCCTCACTTGATAGCTTGTTTAGGATTTTTTGTACTTCTAAAGTACGTCTATCAAGTTCTTTGGCGGCTTCACGACCAGCTTCCGTAAAGACGCCAATTTGCTCAAAAAGACCATCAGAGCCAGCAGCACTCTCCGCAAACCCAGCACCAACACCCATTTTAAATTCTTTGCCGATTGTACCCTGCATTTCACGAATTTGCTGTTGGTATATGTCAGCAACCAAGTTGCCAAAGGTTGTTCTTACCTCTTCTATATTACCTATAAATTTCTTACCAAAGGTTTCACCAAAATCCTCTAGCAACTCATTCATGGCCTCTAGTTCGCCTAACTCTTCTTTAAGAGTTTTACCTAGACCTGATGTAGCCATCATTGTAGTACCCAAGGCACCCAATGCAGCAATAGCAAGACCGATAGACGCACCCCAAGGTCCAGCAAAGAATGATGCTAACTGAGAACCCTGTTGCGAAATAGCAACGAAGGGGTTTACACCACCCTGCAACTGGACCACCAAGTCTTGAAACTGATAACCTGCCTGTTGGAAACCTAATTCCATGCGACGAGATGCCTTACCAGACTGCTGCTGTAAGACTATGTTACGTTGCATTTCACGGTTTACTTTTTGTATCTCAGGCCCCATTTTCTTAAAGGCTTGATCAAGCTGTGTTCTTCTAACCCTTTCACCGTGTTTAGCAACTAGGTCTAATGCCTTTGAAAGACGGTCAACTTTTTCGTCACCAGTTGTGGTTACCTGAATATTTAAGCCTTGATTAACTGCCATTTGACGATCCTAAGTATGCAATATCTAGTTTCTTTATTGTTTCAATTTCATATAAAGATAAGTGTTTACCAGTTACTTCCATGTAATTTAGTATGTCCGTATATGATAATGGGTTAGCCGACATGCCGTAGCTTCTACACTGATGTAAATCTAAAAACGTGGACCATATGTAAGTTAATACCATAGGAAACTCAGTAGGCGGTATTAAATCCTCTGGTGTTTTCCCCGTTTGTTTTTCAACAGATTCCAAGTGTTCCCTTAAAGTAGCACCGTCAGTTGACTTGTTGAGTTTAAAGCTATGCTCTGCCCACTCAATTAAGTCAGATGCTACTTCTGAGTAAAAACATCAACAGACTCTACTGCCTCATCTACTTGATCACGAACCCAGAACAACTCGGAGTATACTTTTGTAGCAAACTCTGTATTTAGTTCTGGCATCTGATCGTCGTAGGTAATGTTCCACTCTTTGATAATCTGTACAGCAAGTTCTATTCCCTGCTGTTCAATTTCCTCTATAGTCATTTCGACTTGTTTATTTTTATTCTTAGATGCTTTCTTTAGACGTTTATTAGCAGCAGCATGAATTACAGCTTTATATTCTTTTGAGTGCGCAGCCCAGACAGTGATTGTCATAGGTGTATCATCAGAATTTATAAGAGGCTCCCCTGTAGATGGGTGTTTTAATTCTACTGTAATAGTATCAGATTTTGGTTTAAGTGTTTTCAAATCCATGTCGAGTTCTCCTTCGGGATTTAGTCGGGATGTAAAAACGAGGGGATGCCAGACCCGACACCAACACCCCCTCTACCCTAGCTAGGGATTACGCAGATCGTGTGATCTTTAAACTTGTGTCTTCTGTTTCATCACGTAGTGCAACGAATGATACAGAGATAATACGACTCGTAGGTCCATCAACCCCAACGTCAGCAGAGTTAAACTTACAACGTGGGAATAGGAAGTTCATTGTGTTAGTGCCATCACCAACTTGTACTTCAAGTGATGTCTCTGTCTCGTCTACGAAACGGTCTAGGATACCAGCACCCTCATAGTATAGTGAGATAGTACCTTCAACTTCGGCACGACCAAACTCTAGGCTTGGTGCTGAGTCACTACCAATAACGAATGTTGGTGCAAACCCGTTTGTCAATGTGAAGTCCATACTTGTCACGATTGCAGAAGTTGAACCAGCAATTTCTAGTGTACCTGAGTAAGCATCGAAAGGTACAGGTGCAGCATCTTCTGGGTCTAGTTCAGCAGCACCAGACTCACCTGCATCATACAAAACCATGTCTTTACCTACCATACCAAAGGTTGTTGTAACCATTGAGTTTGGCGCAAGTGTTAAACCCAAGCTGTTTACAGTCATACCTGTGAAACGGCGTGTCTGATCAATGTCAGCAGCATAGTCTTCAAGAGTGAAGAACTTAGGTGTTGTACCGACTTTAAGTACGTTTGTTGACCAAGTGTTCAGCATTGCTGATTCTAGGAAAGCATCGTATGTAGCATCACGTAGGTCAGCCACAATGTCGCCAGACACCTGACGGTTACCATGACGGTCAACACGTGCCATACGGTCAGATTGAATATCATTACCTACAACACGGTCTTTTGTCATGTTTAGGGAATGTGTAGAAAAGGGTAAGTTTAGTGTTGGTGTTACTGCTGTCCCGAAAGTAGATTCTACTGCGTAAGACAGACTGGAACGTGAACCCTGTGCAAAGGCCATGAGTTATCTCCTAATTAGTTATATGCATACCACGTAACGGTTACAGCAACAAAGTAGAAAGGTGAATCCATGAATCCTTGTGATCGTTCTACGTAATCAATACTGACCGTCTGGTTATTGTGGGTTAGTTTGGTTGTTGCCTCGTATGTCTCCATGACATTCTTGGCAAGGGTATCTGCCGCCGCAGGGCCAGCACCCTCTGGGACATAACAGTTTATCTGAAATACGCCATCGTATCTCTGCTGTGGATTTAAGCCCCGTACAGTGGGCCTTCTTATTGTAGGTATGTACCTAACCTCTAAGTAGTTTTCATCTGTTGTAGGGCTAAATGATACATTCTCATAAGCAATAGATGGTACAGATGGAATATCAGCCAATTTACTCTCAAGGGCGGCACGAATATCTTTGTCTACGGTTGCCATGCTCTGATCCTTGCTTCTATGCCATAGAAATGTTTTAGGTCTACATACTTGGCATGGGGTGCTCCGTTTCGTATAGTGAAACCAGATTTCCTTACCTTGTTCATGTCCATCTTATCAATGTCTTGTTGAAGTAATGCACGACCTTCTTGTGCTTTCTGTATAGCATTCTGATTTCTAGGTTTACGTCTTGACGATTGACCTCTTGGACGACCAGCACCTATAGCAAAAGACCAGCTTGTGATGAATGCACCAGTATCAACAGCAGGTTGGGACCGATCATTCTCAAAGAAGGTTGTTTCAATAACAAAGTCTGCTAAGTCTTCAGCAGTTTTTTCTAGTGCTCCGTTAAGTAGGGTGTCCACAACACTAGGATCAATAGTGTGAGTAACCTTCATTCTGAAACCTCGCAAGTATACAAGATAGCAAGTCCAGCCGAAAAATGAGTTGTCACCCTTGTTATATAAACCTTATCCCCAAGACCAGATATAGAATCACCGTCATCAGGATCAACAGTTAATCCAAGTGCAGGTATAACTACTTTTTTTGTACCACGTCTAATACTATCCTCTGCATCTTGACCAAGGATAGCATCATACATATATCCAGTAATTTCATAGTCTGTCGTACTACCGCCAGTAAGAGAGCCAGTAGAAGGATCATATGTACCTTCTGTAACTTTATGTAACGTAAGGGTACTACCATGTCTCTGCACTAATCGCAGTAGATTTTGGGCTTGCATGGCTTACTCCTTAGTCGTAATCGTAAACTTGTTTATCAAACTGAAATTGGTCTTTATTAAACTTAGGTGTTACACGATTAGTATTGGCTCGTACTCCATCTACAGAGGAAACGGTAATACCACCTGCTTTGATACCAAGAACACCCCCAGTTTTTTGCGCCTGATACTCTAAAGCCTCTGCCAACTCAAGATAGTGTGCCTGTAGTTGACTGGATGATTCTTCTAAAGCACCACTGATCTTTACATCCACATTACGTGAATATTTTGCTGCAATGGTCCTACATAGGAATGCCCCAGCAAAATAAGTGTTGTTATTAGCTTGGGCCAGTGCAAACGCAACCTCTTCGTCCTGTACTTGCTGGTCATCTTCATTGGTATCACCAATAAGAAAACGTGTAGCATTAAGACGACCCAAAGCATCCGTTGTGTTTAAGTTACGTTCATCATAGGACCAAGCCATTTATTACACCTCTAGTTCACCATAGTTACGCCGCCAAGAACGAATGAGGCCACGTTGCTTGTCTAGTATTTTTGACTTTTTGCATTTTTTCTTGTTGAACTCTGTCTCATTTGATGTTTTAGCTTTAACTTTTTTGTTAATACTATCAACCAAAGAGTTTAGTCCATCAATATCCAATACCTCTAGTCCATCGCCAACTTTTATACTGGCTGCTAATTCGTCGTTATGATACAGGAAACGAATACCATAAAGGTGCTTAACCTTATCGTAATCTACTCCCATCTCTTTCCACGGGAAATGTTGTTGTATCTTCCATTCTTTACCATGACCGTCAAAAGGCACCTTAACGAATAAGGGCTGGTCAATTTGTAATGGCATATCAAAATTCATATCGGGACCTTCCTAGCTAAAGGTAAGGGGGACCGAAGCCCCCCTAAGTAATTTATGCAATAACTTGGTTGAAGAAGTAACCCAAGTCTGCGCCTGTGACTTTCATGTCATAAGCCATTTTAACTTGGATGTGCTCTGCAACTTGCATACGTTTTAGTGCATCATCAGAGAATGACTCAACAGTGATACCCAAGTTGTTTGCAGATGGAATGTTGTTCCATGCAAACGTCAAACCTGCTGCTGGAGTCATAAGACCTGCACCACGTGGGCCGTGGACCAACAATGCGTGGTCACCACCGATAAAGGCGTTGCTTTCAGCTACACCCTCAACAGATGTGTTTTTGACTGCTTCCATGACGTAGAAGTTTTCTACCTCAAAGATTTCTGCCAACTTAGCATCTGTAATAAGTGCAGTGTTAGAAACAGTTGCTCCACCATTCAAACGTGCAAGAATGTCTGGGTGGTTGATAAGTTTATCACGAACTTCTTTACCGACAACCATTGTGTTTGGTTTGAAGCCACCAGATTTCAACTGCATTGTACGACGAGCATTTGTTACGTCTGCGATTGGAGTTGAGTTGGTGTAGTCAGACCACAGGTTAGATGGGGTGTTATCTGTTCCCCAGATTCCTGATCCAAAGAATGTAGAAGCAAATTGCTCTTCACGGTGGATCAACAGACGGTTTACAAGTGTTTGAGCACCTGCTGCACGAATGTCTAGTGCTGCGTCTTCGTTAGCAAGAGTTTGCTCGTCAAAGTCCATACCCAGACCATATACGTCTGCATAGTATGAAGAGTTTGAAACTGACAAACCAATACGGTTGACTTCTGTACGAGGCGCAAGAGCCTTAACGTCACCTGTACGGTTCATGTTGTCACGGTCATAGATATAGTATTTATCAGACTGACGTTCTACACCGACAACAGGAAAGATTTTATCAGCAATAAAGTTGTTTTGATCTTGAACATAAGCAATGGTCAAGTTTGTGAGTGGCTGGTCAATGTGGACCGCCGATGGTGTCAACATAGGCATTTATTTTTCCTTTACTATGCTAGGTTACGCAACTACGTTGCCGCCTTGGATCAATTCCATTGCGAAAATTTGACCATCGACAGCATCTTCAAGGGCATAGCCCATTACAACATCACCAGAAGCAGCAGTGATTGCGTCACCATTTGCGTCTGTTTGTAGTTGATCTCCAGCAGTAACGGAAGCACCTGCTTCAACCATTACCTTACCAGTCATTGCGACAGTAGCAGCTTTACCTGAAGTTGGTTTATTTAAAAGTACGCCCAAGGCACGTTCACCAGCAGAATCTGCCAAGTCTACTTGACCGTCAGATTCTAATGTAACGAACTTGAACTGTGACGAAGAAAGGTCTTCGCCAGCAATAAATGTGCGTGTATCACGGCTTTGCATTACAGCCATTGTTATTCCCCCTTATAGGATTTATTGATTAGAGTTTTACCTTGTTCTGTTTTAGCAACAGCAGCATATGCTTTGGCGTACTCTGATTTTTTCATTTGGTTTTCTTCCATATAGGATTTAACCATTGCATCCAGTGCATCAGCAGCAGAGGCAAAATCACCATTTGCGTCTGACTTACCGACTTCTTCCATCTTACCTGCGAACACAGAGTCAGCAGCTTTCAGGACATTCATTACAGCCTCATCGTCAGCATGTTTAGCAAAAAGAGATTTTGCAACATTTACATCAAAATGAGGAAGTGCCTCTGATGCTTTCGTTGTTAGTTCTGCATCTGCTTTAGCAACCTCTGCTTCCTCAAGGGCTTTCAAGATTACTGCTGGAATGTCAGCTTTGTTTACTTGTTCACCATTGTATTCTAGGTACTCTGGTTCAACTTTCTTTTCGATTGTTTCTGCTTTAATTACATAGCCATTTTCAATCAAAGATTTACGTAGGCGTTCATTCTCAATCTTGAGAGTTTCGATTGCCATGTTTGCAACTTCAAGTTCATCTGTTTCAACTTGATCTGCTTTTTTCATATCTTCTGGTTCGTCCATGTTCAGGGCTTTCATAGCTTCTGCACGACCACAACCTTTTTCATCCATATAGGCTTTTAACTTGTCTTCGTTATAGGCCATTTTTTCTAATGTTTCTGTCATTTGTTCCTCATAAGGATTGTCACGTTTGAACAAAGATACCATTGCTTGTGCATTGGCAGGGCGATCCACTAAGGATAACTCTTCTAGTTCAAGTTGTTTAAGTAGATTAGGCATCGTCATAATCTTCCTTGATTGCTTTGCCGCCAATGCTAAAGGCAGCTAGTTCACCAGACTTAACACGTGACCAAACATCATCGTCGTAAACTTTAAAAGCTACGACCCAACCCTCACGGTCAGACTGGATGCCCAAAGATTCACCTATTTCTTTAGTGATTGGCAAAGAGTGGATCACACGTCCTATTTGCTCTCCTTGGTGCATTTCTTTTCCAACACGTACATGTTCCATAAATTTATTTACGGCTTTAACAAGTGTGTCAGGCTCTATCACATCGCCCTGTCGGTCAACTACTGCTTCACCGCCCTCAGTGACTACAGAGGCCCAACCATAGACCATGCGTTGTTCTTCGTCAGCTTTTAGTATCTGACCTGTTAAATCTTTTGTCATACTTCCCACGGTGCTGCTACTCCACATTCTGCAAGACCAGTATCTAGCTGAAGTCTTATCTGTTGCTGTATCACAAGAGTGACGACTACGAAAGTTTGCCCGTGCCTTGGGGTCATCCCTACGGATTTCCATGTTGGGGTCACCAAAGGTAACCTTAACTGTTTTATCACCGTCTTTTACGTACACACCAAACTTCTTTGATGATCCAGCAGGTAGACGAAATGGTTTGTTAAGAGGTTTGTCAGCTTTATCTACAACATATGCATCGTCGTTTATATACTCACGTTTCTTAGTGCTACTTGGGTGACCAGATGGAAGTAAGTCTTTATCATGGTTAGCAGACTTGCTACCACTAACAATCCGTAGGAAGCTATTAACACGTGCCATAGCCCACTGTTCAGGGGAGCTAACATTAGGGCGTACAGAACTAGGGTTCGTCCTATAAGCACCAACACCACGGTTGTATACTTGTTGCAACATACGTGTCGTAACTTTGTGCTTAGACTTCGCATTATGCTCTTTTACCTTTGCAGCTAAACCTTTTGCCATTAGTCTAAATCCTCTTGAATGATAATAGTAAAGTATCCATTGTTGGGAAATGTTTCTACCGTACCATCACCGTAAGTGACTTCTACTTCACCATAATATGAACCTGCTGTATCAGTATCCTCTGATTGCCATGCATATTCTATAACACCACTAGAGGCATTAGTTATAGTAGCAGCAGAATCTACTTTTAATGTAGAGGCCCCATATTTTTTCATGTGGAACCTAACAGATGCGCCTGACAAACTAACCGCACTACCAGAACTACTTGTAAGAGTTAGGCCCAACTTAGGGCTTGTATCGTTGGTCTTAATGCGAAAAGCCATTATCCTACCTTAACCTTATTACTCTCGTTAAATGTAACTTTATTTTGTTGTTTAAATACAGCCCTTGATCCTGCTTTAGCAGTAATAGAAACTACTCTTGCTATTGCTGGATTAAAGAAAGGTTCGTCTAAAACATGAGAGTTTGTCAAAAACTCTTGTTGTGTAAAGTTGTGATCCCCAAGTATCGTAGAACGGTCAACCTCTGGCACACCTGCTGTAGTTGGACCTTCTGCTGCAAGTGTATGACCTTGTGTAAAGTCTACAGTTATTACAGTAGAACCTGCATCTAAGTTGCTTACAGTAAGAGTTTCATCTTCCTGCATTGTGGCAGATGGTACTGATACTTGTCCTGTTTCTAGTGCAGTAGTAGAGAAGGTTTCATCTTCCTGCATAACTGCATTTGGAACTACAGTTGGTTCTGTGTTTAAGTTAGCAGAAGAAAGTTCATGTCCTTGTACAAAATCAGCAGAAGGTGTTTCTGGGTCGTTTATTACTAATTCTTGTGCAGATAGTGTCTCTTCTTCCTGCATAGTAGCAGTAGGCAAAGAAACTTCGTTTGTATCTAAGTCAGAACAGTTAAGTACGTGATCTTGATCAATAGATATAGAAACTATTGATATATTACCAGTTTCTAAATTACTGGTAGATAGTGTTTCGCCCTCTTGCATTGTAGAGGATGGTACTTCTGCATTACCAGTATCAACATCACTCGTTGATAGATCGTGATTTTGTACTATTGTAGGCGAACCGACTTGTGGTAAGTCTGTAGTGAAAGTATTACCAGCAAGAGTTTCGTCTTCTTGCATTGTTGCAGAATCTACAACAGGGTCACCTGTGTAAAGTTCATTAGTTTCTAAAGTCTGGTCTTGGTCAAATGAAGTAGTACCAACTACAGGATTACCAGTTTCTACATCAGGAGAAAACAAAGGTGCTGAAAGGTTAAATGCGGCTGTGTCAATAACTACAGAACCAGAGTTTAGATTGCTGGTAGAAAGAGTTTCGTCTTCTTGCATTGTTGCAGAAGAAACACTAACTCCCCCAGTAGAAATAGTACCAGTATTAATTTTATGGTCTTGGTCTATTTCTGGTGTACCCATTGTAGGTGTACCAGTAACCAATTCACTAGATGAAAACGATTCACCCTCTTGAATTGTAGCAAGAGATACAGAAGGAGAGCCAGTATCTAAGTCTGGGGAACTGATTTGATGATCTTGCTCTATAGCCGTTGCACTAAGACTTGGGTTACCTGCTTCTAGGTTTTCAAGTGATGACAGACTATTGTTTTCTGTTATATCTGCTGTGTCTACAGATGGCGAACCACTTGTTAAGGTAGTGCCAGAAATCTCATACTTTAATTCACCCTCAGAAGAAAAGGGCGATCCAGCAAAACTGCCACTACCAAACATTTATTTCTCCTAGCTAAATGCTACATCATTAGGTTGACGTGAGGTCCACATTGTTAGACTATACTTTTCACCACGGGTTAGTTCACTAACGTAGTGAGCATGAGTAACCATACTAGGAAATAATATACAATGTCCCACTGGTACATCAATGTTACTAAACCTCTGACGGGGGAATATTAACTCTGCCCCCTCGTAATCATCATTTAGTTTAACACTTCCAGTAACCATAGAGCCATCTGTATGAAGGGCTAAACTTGTTTGTGTATCTAAAGTATACTTCATTGTAAAAGCATCACGCAGACCCTCATAAGCATATCCTTGCCAATGTTTTTCTGCTACTTTAGATAGCTTTTCACGCCATAGCCTATCATATTCATCCCACAAACCAAGTTCACGTAGTCGTATCTCACGTGCTGGAAACTTGTCACCATCCATACCACGCCAACCACCGTGTAATTCAGACTTTTCAATTAGCCATTGACATTGTGGTTCTGATAAGAAAGGGGTTACAATAATTTCGTTAGCTACAACTTCGTAATCTAAAGTCATAATGTAAGGTGCTTGTGCTTTTTCAGTTACATTAAACTCTAACAACAAATCTTTAAACTTTTCCTTAGCCCCTTCTCCCCCATTGCCATGATATATACAAGGACAACAGTTTGTTCGGGGGTTATAAAGTTGACCATTAACTCTCTTAACAGTCATATCATGGTTCTGAAACAAGTATGCTTCATGGTCCATAGCAATTTTATAAGGAAAGTCTATTCGTTCCCATTTCCACTGTATAGGTGCATCTTTTGGTGGGGGTGTACGTGCTAAGTACCGTATTTGACAATACCGTTGATCATCATCTCCATCACCTGCTGCTTGTTCAGTTAGGAATGCGTAGATTGCTCCAGCATATCCCATATATAAACCACTGTTTAAATAGGGGTATACCGTGTCTGAGTGGTGCGTATCGAACTGTTTCTGCAAAAAATCATCTGGGGGCCAGAAATTATCTTCTGCACCAAATAAAATATCTACGTCAAAACCCTTCCACCTTTCTAGTATGGCAATTGGGTCGTCGGCAAAAAAGGTGTCATAACCGTCCATAAAAAGAACAATGTCGTCGGCTGGTAAATCTTTTGTAAACTCAATCATCATGTCAATTTTAGGCATACCTGCATGACCTGTCATTGGGTCATACCAAGATGAGTTTTTACCTAAGTTGTGTACATTAAGATTATACCGTTCTGCTGTTTTTTCTAAAGCCCACATCTTTTTTTCGTCTGTGGCTACGGTTACAATGTGGAAATTTATATCTTCTTCATTTTCCATTTCGGGTTCCTCAATAGTGCTAGGTCGGATTTCACGGGGTATTTGCCAAACTGTAGCTGGCTCATAAAAATAGTTTCTACTATGTTTTAATTGTACTGGTACGTATTCATCAACAGGTATAATCTTATGAAAATTATCCATTAACTTATGTGCTGTATCAGGTGTTATAGCATATGCGTGACAATTATACCAATAACCAAAAGTGTTCTTGTTGTACCCAAGCCAAACACTGTCGTAGTCCTCTAGCTTATGGTCTACATAGTAAGGGTTAATCTCTTTGAAAACTGCATCTTCTTCTAAAATTATACCATTTAAACCACTACGGGCAATCTTTTCCCAAACTCTTAGGTGACTAATAGCACATCCATACTCACCTTTTAGTAATGGCCTTTCGCCCATATCAGGGTTCTTCCATTCAAAATCTGGTTGCTTGCCAGTTTCGGCTATCATTTCTTCCCAAGTTTTATTACGTGCATCATAAGCATCACAATTGAGAGATATTTGATAGATTAACATACCGCATAAATATCGTCAGGTTCGGTCCAGACTATATATCCCTTATCCTCTAAAATAGACTTTAACTCTATGTCATCAACGTGCTTATGTTCAACCTTAATAAAATTAGGCTTTACCCTAAAAGAATAATTCCTAAAGATATTAAGTTCATGCCCCTCTACATCAACCTTCATAAAGTCTATATGATCTATGTCTTTTAACAAGTCGTCCAATGTTATACATTTAACTTGAATTTTCTCTTGGAACCTGTATTTGTTTTTTTCGTGGGAACTAAGTTTAAACCCAATACTGTGATCATCTATAATATGAGAGGCACCAGTCAACCAACCCTCGTTTTCTCCCACAGCCATAGTAACCGTTCCGTAAAAATCTGATATGGCACCATCATAAACATGCACATCAAGACCTTCAAACATAGTAGAAAGTTCTTTAGACAGATATGGCACAGGCTCAACAACAATACCCGACCAACCCTGTTTAGCCAGATTTAAAAGTGTATCAAAGTTTGCTGCACCTATTTCTACAAAAAACTTATTTACCGCCATCTTGGACCCTCGTACCACAATACAAGAGACTTACGTTTACCTTCAATTACAGGATTTACCTTATGTACAAGGTATGAAGGAAATACCAATATGGAGCCTTTTTGTTTTGATTGTATGGGTAAATAACCTTCGTAATCCCTAATTTGAAACTCGCCACCCATGTATTCAGATGGGTCAGATAGTTGGACAGTGAGACTTAACTTACGGTCCCACATATCAGGTGTCTGAAAGTTTACATCGTGATGCCAATCGTAATGTCCTTCATCTTCTGCTGAATACTCTGTGTACTGAATGTCAGCAAAGTTTTCAACATCGAAGTTAAATAAACCTCTTTTTGCCTTTTGCACCCAATTGTATAAATAATCACGAATCCAAATTTGATCTGACAACCAACACACATTTGATCGTCTTACGTTTTTGTTTTCTCCACCGAAAGTAGTTGCTGGTTCTAATCCACGTTCTTCTACTAACTTCTCTATTGCTTCAATAGTATTATTTGGTACAGCACTAGGTGCCAAAGCAAATAAATGTCTTATATTTGGTTGTTCTTGTTGCATGTCGGGTCCTTGCAATAATTTACTTTTTGTTTGGTTTTATTCCACTCGTCACTAAAGTCTGCTGTATCATAGTCCTTAAAATAAGGACCCCCATTAGTCCAGTGTACATTCTTAACGTCTTTTGGGGGATTTGAATACTCACCAACAAGCCAGTTCCACTTTGGGTCTAACTCACCAATTTCGTCGTCTTTTAGCCAGCTAAATCTGTGAAGATAGGAACCTGTTTCTTTTTTTATCAGTTCGGGATTTAGTTTCCAGTTGCTTTTGTTATTACTATTCCATACTATAAAAGAAGACCAATTTTTTCTTGGGTAAGAGTATTGTTTCCTACCAAGATATTTATATTCATCTTTTGGAACATAATCATGTTTTACTACATGTACAGCTTTGTCAGTTTTACACAAGTCGTTTAATTCTGCAATATCACTAAGAACCAACATGTCGCAATCCATATAAATTGCTGTACCCATGTAATTACAAAGATAAGGTACTAGAAACCTAGTATAAGAAAAGTCGTTTGACTGCCTACTGTCTCTTGGTCTGTCCCAAAAACCTAAGTGCGACAATGAAAGTGGGGTTATACTTACAGGAACACTAGATGTGTCCATGATAGATTGAACAAGGGTGTGATAAGCCACAGTTTCGTCAGGGTCATAACCTATAAATATTTTCACCATTTCCATAAGTCATCCTCATTACCACCTTCAACTAGGTAACTAACTCTATGGTTTATACGTTCTTTATAATCCTCTTTATCAAGGTCTATAACAACCCTGTTGTACCACCAATTAAGAAACTGAGATAATTCTTTTTCAGGCACAACCCTTGGTTGTTTCCAAACAATGTCTGACCAAGGGTTTACTGCTAGTGCGGAAACTCTTTTACCTCTTATAACAGCAGGTACCATAGATGCACTATCGTGAGTATAAAAAGTATCACATTTATCTATTAAATCATCTAAATCATAACCAACGGCTAACTCACAAAGTTCATCAAGGTGTGGTATAACACTTTTTAGTGCATTAAAGTAATTGTGATTTTCCTCTTCTGTGTAAGCAGGGTGACCAGCAATTACAGTATAGTTTTGTATTTGAGATAGAAAACTTCTTTGCCAAGAAAACATTTTATGTAAAATATGCTGTAAACCAAACAAATCAAAAGGTCGTTGCTTATTAAATATTTTTTCTCCACTCGAATACTTTTTTAAGTTTAGCCCCCTAAAGTGATTAAGCAGTTCGTCGTTTGGTGGGGCTTCATGGAAATAAGATTTAACAGGGTTTCTAAACCTTAAAACATAATCACCAGAAGAACTAAAACGGAAATGATTGTAATAACCAAATCCACCAGTAAATGACACTTGGTTAAGTTTAGGTTCTTTGTCATAACAAAGCCTTGACCAATTGTCTCCAGCCGCAACAAGAACTCTTGTATAGGGTTTTGTAAGATAAGACTTTACTGGTTGTTCTTTTCGTGTATTTCTAAAGTCAAGTATGTTTTTCTGTATTGAATCCAAAAGAGAATCTCCGTGTATCACTATATACAGTGTGCCAAAGAGGTTTTTCTTTGCTTACTGTAAACTGATTTACGTTCCAACCCTTGTTGTCAACAACATCTATAATTTCTTTAGTGTCTGGGTCAATATATCTAAAACAAGAATAACCACCAGAGCAAAAACTGTAGTAAGTTCTCATACCTTGTACATCAGAGTTTGTATGCCAAGTAAGGTAGTTTCCTTTAGGATAGTAGTTGTAATTGGTTAGTCTTGTAGCACCAATCATGTCGGCCACGTGTTGCAACTTTTTCCTAGCCATCGTATCAGGTGCAAGATTAACACAATTGGTTGCTCTCGGTATATCAAAATTTCCTGTGGGTTTGAAAGTTTTCCACTCTTCCACAGACATTTTTTCTAAACCACTATCTTTAAGACTCCAAAACATTTTAGTGTCTAGTATAAATTTTGCCAGTATTTTACAAACTTCTGGGTCGGGATTTAATCTTTTAAGCATTTAACTTTCGTCCAAAAGATTTTGAATTTCTGTCATTTCATTTGCGTCAATAAAGCCGTCTGCCCAATAAGATTCTGTTCTGTCTTTTCCTAAATAACTTACACATTGATTATATAAAGTTTCTCCATCAGGAATTTGATCTAAAGGTACGCCTTGATAAGCCTCTAACCATTCAAGAAGCTGACCTTTATACCTTTCAGAGCCAACAAGAACTTGTTCTTCATTGAACACAGCACGGTTTGTTTCAGGGTCATACCATAGTAATGATATTTCATCTTCTGGATAATCATCAATTTGATCGGACTCTAAATAAACCTGAAAATTTTCAGGTCCACATTTTGACATGAAGTCTGTTCTAAACCTTTCGTTGCTTATTGAACAAAAAGAATTGTCTGGGTTAAACATAATCCAAGGCATTAGTAAGTCCTATATTTTTTTCTAATGGCGTACAAGGTGTAAGTGGTTTCACTGTATTTTACACCGTATGTATAGTAGTTTGTCCCACAGGCCAACCAGTCATTATAACTAAGAGCAACATTAATAGGCCCCCAGTTTCCGTTGAATCCAGCACCACCAGCATAACCAGTGTAATACAAACCACTAATAGCACTCACACCAGAGGCACCTGTGGGTCCTGTAGCACCAGTATCTCCCTTTTGACCTTTAGCACCTGTGCCACCTGAAGGTCCCGTTGGTCCTGCTGGTCCTGTAGGTCCTGTAGGTCCAGTGTTACCTACTTCACCCTTTTGACCTTTAGCACCTGTAGGTCCAGTTGGTCCAGTAGGTCCTGTAGGTCCTGTGTTACCTACTTCACCTTTCTGGCCTTTAGCACCTGTAGGTCCAGTAGGTCCTGTAGGTCCTGTAGCACCCGTTTGACCCTTTTGACCTTTAGCACCAGTAGGTCCTGTACCGCCAGTAGGTCCAGTGTTACCTACTTCACCTTTCTGGCCTTTAGCACCAGTAGGCCCAGTAGGTCCAGTAGGTCCAGTAGGTCCAGTGTTACCTACTTCACCCTTTTGACCTTTAGCACCTTGAGGTCCTGTAGGTCCAGTAGAACCAGTGGGTCCTGTGGCACCTACTTCACCTTTCTGTCCTTTAGCACCTTGAGGTCCAGTTGGTCCTGTAGGTCCAGTAGGTCCTGTAGGTCCATTAGGTCCAGTAGCACCTATTTCACCCTTTTGACCTTTAGCACCTTGAGGTCCAGTAGGTCCAGTAGCACCTGTGTTACCTTTAGCACCAGTAGGCCCTGTTAATCCAGTTGGTCCTGTAGGTCCATCAGGTCCTGTAGGTCCTGTAGCACCCACTTCACCCTTTTGTCCTTTAGCACCTTGAGGTCCAGTAGGTCCAGTTGATCCTGTAGGTCCTGTGGCACCTATTTCACCCTTTTGTCCTTTAGCACCTTGAGGTCCAGTTGGTCCTGTAGGTCCAGTTGGTCCTGTAGGTCCATCAGGTCCAGTAGGTCCAGTGGCACCTATTTCACCTTTCTGTCCTTTAGCACCTGTAGGTCCTGTAGGACCAGTAGGTCCTGTAGGCCCTGTATCACCTGTGTTACCTTTAGCACCCGTAGGTCCAGTAGCACCTATTTCACCCTTTTGGCCTTTAGCACCTGTAGGTCCTGTATCACCAGTTGAGCCTGTAGGTCCAGTAGGTCCTGTGTCACCTAACTCACCCTTTTGTCCTTTAGAGCCAGTTAAGCCCGTATCACCTTTTTGTCCCTTAGAGCCTGTAGCACCCGTAGGTCCTGTTGGCCCAACAAGGGCAGAGTTTGTGATAGTTGCTTTTTTCCATAGTCCAGCAGAACTGTCGTATACTGGTAGAATATCGGACCCTTCTAAGGAAGTAATAGTACCAAAACCAGTAAGTGCAGACTCAAGATTATCGGCTGTAACATCAGCATTGGTGTCTACAGTATCTAACTTTGTTCCATCAGAAGACACATTTCTGCCATCTACTGTACCTACATTCGTGATGTTACGGCTATCATCTATTACGACTTGACCGTTAATCTTAATTGCCATCTTCGTGTCCCACTCGGCTTATGTTATTGTTTCGTCCGTAAATATGTCATTGACAGCTTGTAGTGTACCATCAGATGTCATCTTGAACTTATTAGTGCCATCGTATGCGAAATAAAGACTTCCACTAGATTCTACTATTGTCCAGTTACCAAAATCTATAGTAGAAAAGTTACTGGTTCCAGAAGAGGTTACGTTACCCGTAAGGTTACCTGTTACGTTACCCGTAAGGTTACCTGTTACGTTGCCAGTAACATCTCCTGTAATATCTCCAGTAACATCTCCAGTCACGTTACCTGTTACATTTCCTGTCAGGTTACCTGTAACATTTCCCGTAATTGGTGCTGTAACCCCAGCAAACGTAGGTGTAGCAGTCGTGCGTATATCTTGAATAGTATCAAAAACGGTACCATCCAAGGTAAGACTGTTACCAGCAGAATAAACTGCCGTTTCAGCAATAACTGTAAAGTTAATAGCAGTAGTACCAAACGTAATAGTACCACTGGTATTCATTACATAAAGTTCACCAGCACCTGTGTCACCCTCTTTAACAAAGAATGCGTCACCTTCACCAAGAGCATCTTGGTCTGATGCACCGTAACTATCTGCGTCTGTAGCACGTGTAAGTACCCAGTTAGTAGATGCAGAACCTACATTGGTTACAGTATAAACACCATTTTCATATGCATTAGTTTGGTTATAGATAAGAACTCTATCATTAACTGACAAAGTTATTCCGTCCATAACCAATGCAGCCTGAGTTCCGTTGTTTGTTAGTGTAGCACCAACACCTGAACTACCATTATTATATGTAGCATTTAGGTTTCCAGCAGAGTCTGGAGATTCAACACGAACTGGTGTATGATAGTGTATACCAGCAGCAGCAACAGTGTCTACGTACTGTTTAGTTGCCAAGTGAGTTGCAGAAGTTGGGTCCTGAGTAGATGTTACCCTGTTAAAAGTAACATTACTTGTAGTACCTACAGCCTGTCCGATAGAAATAGTACCAGAGGAATAGGTTACCCCTGTCCCACCCGACAAATGTGCATCTACTCTAGCATTCGTAAAATACAAATTAGAAGAACCTTCGGTAAGGTCATCTGTATCTGCATTTGCAACACCACCACTAGCATTTGTGTAAACTGCTTTATCAGCAGGTTGCGTAACAAATACTATTTTTGTACCTGCGCCCCAATCAACTTTGTTTCCAGAGTTGGAAGAAGCCAAAACAGTGTCCCTAGACAAAGAACTACCAGAGGACGTATACGTCCCTAGTCCAACTTCCCAGCTATCTCCCATCTGGGCTGCATAGTAAGTGGTGTTTCCATCACCTATAGAAGCAAATGTACGAAACCCTGTTTCGGCACCTGCGAGGGTGAAAGAACCAGTACCAGTTGTTGTGCTACTCTCCTTTACACGATCTTTAATTACAAGTGCCATAATTTAGTCCTTATGATGGATCAGGGATACCAATATCAAATGTTGCCAATGTAAATGTGTTACCAGAGGTAACGGACTGTGATGCTGTCAAAGCAGCAGTTGCAAGCAAGATACTGTTGGTTGTGTCAACAATAGCATAGTGAGTAACTGTGCCAGTCCCTGAGATTGACCCATCCGTAATAGCTGCCACCGTTACTTTACGACCACCGCCAGTACGGTCAGCAGGTGCTCCGATAGAAAGTGACGTAGAACTTCCTAGTGTGTATGTTGATGTTGCTTCCGTATATGTAGTTGCTTCTTGTGAAGTAACGTGAATTGCATTTGCATCTTGGTCGAGGATGTTCAAGCCCTCGTCAAAGACCTTATCAGCTAAAAATGCCATCTTAGTTTTCCTGTTCTATTTCTTGTTGTTCTTGTTCAACCCCAACGTCAGGGTCATAATTGAGTTCAGCAATATCCATAAGATTTTGTATAACCTCTGGATGATTGCTTACGTTAATATCTGCGCCGTTGAGGTTACGCAGGAATCCAGCAATCTCACGAAGATCATGCGGTGCGACATCACCAGCTTTAATAACTGGCATTAAGTCATAGTTTAGACCATTTAGTTCCCATAGTCGTTCTATTAGTTGTTTATTTAAAACGTCCACAATAGCTTGAATGTAGGACTCAAGTGCTCGTAGGAACAAGTCTGTCTTAGACTTGGACAAGGCATACGAACCGCCTTGAGTTCCAAGCATGAGAAATTCGGATAGCACACTTCTAGCAATGTCATGTTGATAACGACGAACAATAGGGTCAATTTCTATGTTCCTCTTACCATTACTTGCCATCAATTCAACATCAACTAATCTAATGTTGGTAGGACTTCCGTTACTATCGGGGTACGTGTCAGATGGTGTGATGATGTATCCTTGCTCGTTAAACTTAACGTCACGCAGAATCTGCTGCAAGTTGGCAACGAAATTGGCTTGGGCAGAGGTAGCATCAGAAGACAAATACTCACTAGGAATCCTAGCCACAGGAATACCTGCCAACTCACGTTCCACGGCAATTGCCTCAATCGCCTGTAAATTATTGAGATACTGATAGCTAGTATAAGCATTCCGAAGGATGCTGCGCCCAGCAGGATCACCATTAATTGTAGTAGTTCTGTAATAAAGACTTTTGCGGCTAGGGATAAAGTGTTTATTAGTTCCTGCATAACTACCTTCTTGGTAGACCCCCAATACTTCGCCTGTCTGCTTATCTACTTCAAACCTAGAGACTGTCCAAGGCGCACGAATAGCAATTTTGCGTACACCCATGCGTCCATCACTAAATTTAGACTTTTTCTTAGGGTTTGTTTCAGACGGTCCAACACGCCGTTTATATACAACCTCAAACCAAGCAAAGCCATAAGACAATGACGACAATGCTTCTGCAACATGGTCATCAAGGGAATGCTCCATATCACTGAGAACACTTTCGACAAATTCAGCTTCACGTTGTGCAGCAGGTGTGTCATTTGCTGGCTCCACTTTTAAATCTACATCACGCAACACTTGTTCTGTTGCATACATCACTGCGCCAATAGTGCTATCGTTGTCTCGCATTTCACGAAACTTGTTTATAGCTTTCTTGCCACGTAATTCGGCTAGAAACTCGTCTGCACGGATTTGACCGTTGTGTGTGTTATCGCCAGCAATACCTAATACTTGCGTAGCTTCCGTAGTTGACAGTTTCTTTACCATTTATCTTAAACCTTTGGCATTCGAATATGCTAGTATTAATTGTGGTTTTGCATATCCGTTCAGTGAGAGGTCCGTTATAGCCCATACCATAGCATCAAGACGGTCTGGTGAGCCTATGGACCCTAGAGGTTCCCACTGTACCATCTGATCTTCTAACTCATTAAGTCCCTTGACATGTTTTACTTTGCCTTGCTCGTAAAGTGCTGAAACGGGTTCAGCCCGTGCCATCTTACCACGACTAGCATGTACCAGCTTAATCGGGACGTTTTCATCTTCTGTTTGCAGAGTATGTCGGACCATATCGCCACCTTGGTTGCGTTCAGCAACAATGCGGTCTGCCATATGTTCGTGATAAAGTTGAATGGTTTTTTCAGCCCATTCTTTAGGACTGTAGTTTCCTGTGTGATCCTCTAACACATAGGCTATACCATCCTGATCTATGCCAGCAACAATAATTCCTGTCATGTCACTGTCTGTTTTGTTTGTAATAGCTGGGTCTACAGACACGACTACCCGTGACAAGGGGGGAACCTCATCACGGTCTAACTCACATTTGAACAACATCTCTCTACTCCAAAGAGCACCAGAGGCTTCGTCCAATATCTCTGCATATAATTCCTGCCTACCAAGTCTTGTACCTTCGTAGGTCTTTTTGACCGCATCAAGAAACGTATCTGCAAGGTTTGCCGCATTATCAAACGTAGAACCTTTAGAAATTATAGTTTTTGGGTCAGAAATAATATTTCTTAACAATTTTGTTGTTTTTGGCGTAGTAGTAATAAAAACTTGAGGGTTTTTGCCCAAACGTAGGCCAAACATCATCATATCCCAAGTTTCTTGTGCATTACGCCAAGCACATAACTCGTCTGTCCAAGCTGAGTAAGCCTGTGGGCCACGAAGTCGTTCTGGGTCCTCTGCTGAGAAGAATACAGCCTTACTTCCGTTTTCCCATGTTAATGTGTTATTCGTAGGCGACCATACAGGAAATCCAATGTTTTTTCCACTATATGTCTTATCATCTTTCCAACAAACATTGAGTAACCCACTGTCGCCCTCAACCATAACTCGTCTAACGTCACCCTTTGTAGGTGCAACACAGTGTACAATCTTGTCACCTTTTTTAATACGATGACGTACCCATTCTGCACCTGCACGGGTCTTACCCCATCCACGACCTGCTAGGGCCAACCATGCATTCCAGTTACCCGAAGGCTCTAGTTGCTCTGGTCTAGCCCAAAACTCCCAGTTGTACCGAAGTTCTTCTGCTTGTTTTGGCCCTAGCTTTCGCAGTATGTCTGCTACTTCTGTATCGGGTAATTCACGTAAATCATTAGCTGTTATCGGGAGACTCATTTGTTTTACCTAAGAGTGCCATAAGGGAATCAATAGCCCCTGTGTCCTCGTCAGCATCACCAGAGCCTTCTACCTCAATGTTTGTTTGTGTAGGACTCCAGCCACCTTTAGACCGCAAGTAAAACTCAGCAGCTTTTAGGTCACCGTCTAATGCCTGTTGGATAACAACAGAACCGATCATACCTACAATTTCTGCTCTTTCTTGAGCAATGTCATCCCCATACAACTTATAGAATGTAGCTGAACTAGATGGGGCGTTTTGATACTTTTGGATAGAGGCCATAATATCTTTTACTGCAACACCATTCCGAATGCCTTGTCGGACAGCTTTAGCTATGACCTCACTATAATTTAATTTGTCCATGACAACAACAACACCAAAATAATGTGATAGGAGAAGTGTAGGGGTACTATAGTATTACTTTAGTTTCAATCTAACATGTAAATATGTGGGTAGTCTTAACCTTTTGATTATACTATAGTATAGTACCCCTATACTTACATATGGTACTTTTTTATACTTTTGTCCACAACTTTTTTAATGGTGTTGTATAACCCGTTGTAAACAAAAGAATCTTTTTTTTATCTGTGGTGTCACTTGTGTGTCTTTTAGGTAACACTTTGAAATTTTTTGTTTTGCAGATGTGGGTGGTTACGCAGCCTCCGTGGAAATAAGGAATACTTTTGGGAGGGTCCCATGTGTCCGTCAGTATACCCAAGTGATACCCAAGAAAATCTTGACACTCGGACGGATAGGGCGCAACCCGTTTAGACTAATCAACCCTAAAGACTGTTCACAGTATATCCTTTCTTTTCTGGCGTTAATCCTTTGATATATAAACAAAAAGGGGTAGCCCGAAAGCTACCCTAGTTGATAGGTCAACACAACCTAAACTCTTATTTGATTTATGCGCCTCCATGTGGTCCATGTGATAGCCTGTAAAGCACTAGCTTTAATGCCCAGAATACTTGCGGCCTTGCGATAGGCATTTTCTAGCTTGTTATATTCGGCCTTGCCTATGGATAGGCGTTTATCCTTTAGGGCAAGGCGTTGACCATAGGCAATGTTTCTTGCGTGTCCGTCAATTGTCACAGAATCCCCGCCTAATATGTTGTCATAAAAGGCCTTTATCTTTGGTCCGTTTAATACCTTGGTTATGGTATCTGATCTATTGGCACAGTCTAAAACCCTGTAACCTTTTGACCTATTGGCAGGATATGCAGAACAGTTTGGAATATCACAAACGGCAACCCCTTGTATATATCCTTGTACAACCTGTTTTGCTGTGTATACGTTCCTTGACCAAGCCAAGTTTGGGCTGGTAGCAGCAACAACCCCAACAACCTTGCGTATCGGTAACCCCTGTTCTTTTGCTAGGGCATTGCATTGACGTTTTGCTCGTTTATACCACAAAAGGCCGTCATTGTGTTCCTTGCGTGTAGCTTGCCCATATACTGATAGAATGTTTTCAACTAGCTTGTCCATTTTCATTCCCCTATGTTTACAATTACGATACCGACAATTGCACCAATTGCCAAACCTAAACAGATATAGAACAGTATCATTGGTAAAACCCCGTGTCTTCTGGGTTGATCAATGAGACATGATAGCCGCCAAGATTAGGAACGAAAATCCCGAATCCGTCACTGTCAAGGGCAATGCCGTAAGAAAATTTCCCTAGGTAAAACGCAAGGGCGAAAAGGGCGATATATTTTAACATTGTGTTGATCCTTTTGTTGTTTGGTGGGGCCTTATGGCCCCTACATTATAGGCGTTCAATTGGCTTTTGCAATCCGAAAGTGTGATCCCGAAAACCATTAGGTAAATTGCGGATTTTACCATTACGGCGCAAACGGGCGACAATTGTTGCAAGTTTTACATATGGCAACCCTAAATCGTCGGCCATTGCCTGACGGGTTTTAACGCCGTTGTTAATAATGATATATGTTTCTACTGTTGTTTTGGCTTGGGTTTTCATTGTGTTTTCCTTTCTTGGTTTGGGTTGTGGTGGGGCCTTATGGCCCCTTGGGTTGTTATTCGATAAAGGCCAGAATTTCGGTCATTGTTGCTTCCATGCGTTCACGATAATAAGTTGTACTATCTTGATCGCCCTTGTCATAGTATTCATTGAAAAGCTGCCTTTGTGCTGCATGTTGATCCACTAGGTTAGCAACCTTTTTCTTTGCCCAGTCTTTGTATTCTTGTCTAGTCATTGTGTCGTCCTTTCGGTTTTCGTTGTTGTCTTTCGATAATTGTTTATCGCACAGCTAAAAACAGAAAACAATGGCGCAAAAGGATAGTTTTGCACTTTTTTTCTATCCTTTCGGATAACACATTATAATTATATTATATATCAACCTAGGGTTGTATTTTGTCAGATAAATACCCGTTAAAGCAGAAATCGCCGTAGAGGCCCCAAAAAGGCCCGTACAGGGCCGAAAGGGTTTTCTGGTACCCTAGGCCATAAAATCGGCTTTATCCCAAAAATCGACCTATTGGATAGGCAAACTATCCTTTCGGATCAAATACATACTTTCGTCAATGTGTCGCCCAGTACAACCTAAGGTTGTAAACAAAAACAAAATACAACCTAAGGTTATTTGCCCAGTTTGCACGTATAGGTTGTAAAAAGTTGCAAGATACAACCTAAGGTTGCACTGGCGGTGACCTATCCGAAAGTATAGTTTTCTTATATCCGAATTAGTGCTTGAATATCTTTTGGGTACGTGGTAGGGTTAGTCAAGGCCCGAAAAGAGGCTCAAAACCAGCACAACCTAAGGGCGAGTTTTTTTAAAACGCAGTCGCAAAAGGTGGAAGGATGGGCAATCGAAAAGTCAGGTTGTGTATGCAATTGTATACACACCTTATGGTTGTGTGTTGCAAAAATGTCACTGTTGCATAATTGTCACTGTGGCACAAAAGTCACTGTGGTATAAAAGTCACACTGTCACAAAAATGTCACTGTGGCAAAAATATCACATGGTGTTGCAAAAATGTCACACAACTTTTACGAGTGTATGCAATGGTATACACAACCTATGATTACATGCATAAAATTGAATATGTGGCTAAAAAGTCACACCAGACCCCCTCAGTGGAAATAAGAACCCCCTCAGTGGAAATAAGGATTGACCCCACCAGTGGAAATATGGTAGTAATTCGTAGATCAACCCCCTCAGTGGAAATAGGAAAGGACCCCGACGATGGAAAAAGTAGAAGTATATTGGAACCTGCACAAACACTGCTTTAGTGTACGTAACTGCAAGACAGGACGAGTGATAGCACATACGGCAGCAGTAGACATAAAAGATGCCAAATTTGTCGTCCGTCAGTCTGGTCGTCGTAAGGTTCTACAAGAGAAACGTAAGAACGTACATGCATTTGTGCGTGGCTACCTAGCACCTATGGGTTTCCCCCTAGCAGAAATTGGTCAGCATGGTTATGCAACGTACAATCCGTACAAGTACGAAACATTTGTTGATACAGCATCAAAAAAACCTCTTGACAGTGTTAAGTTCGTCAGTCTATATACGAATCAGGAAAAGAAAGGAGCAATTCAATGGATAAAGTAGTAGGACAAGCATATGTGGGAGAAGACGGACAGTGGTATTTTTACACAGAAGAGGACATAAGAAAAATGGGATACAGTGATGACGTTATCCGTCTTGACGATTTACCTCGTCATGGCTCCCCACAGGATCGTGGCGGTGCTGACGCATACTATGGTCGCAGTTATGACCCTCACTACTATACTGGCGGTACCTATGACTCAGAACGTGTTGAAAAGGATAACATGACAGTCGGTGAGATTGAAGCCTACAGATACGGGTACGAAAACCAACAGGACCGAAAAGAATACGACTAATGAAAGTCGTCTTCGTCATAATGTTATCGTATATCATAATGCTGGTCGTTATCGGGATACTGGTAACGGCAGGGATGCAAAAAGAAAGTATAAATTCTGTAAATATCTACTTGACGATACTTCAAATATCGTTCATAGTAGTGATCATAAAACGAATCAAGGAGACTTTGAAATGACACTATCAGCAGACACAGTACGCAAGATCGTAGCAGCCAAAGGCACACAGTTTGCTACAGTTACATTCATCAAGAAGGACGGTACAGAACGTACTATCAATGGCCTGTTCAAGCCTAGCAGCAAAATCATTGGCAACGAAAGGGGTGAACGCAACAGTAAAGCTATGTCACGTAATGGCCTTATTCCTATTTACTCTGTTGCAGAACAGCATTGGAAATGCTTTAACGAAAACGCAGTAGTGGAAATTAAGTAATGGCTTGGGTACTGATCACAGGACTAAAAGAAGAAGAGGAACAAAGGGATTATGATATGAGAAGCACGTACACGGTTGCAGCAGTTCCCTTAGATGTAGGATCAGTTCGTTCTGGTCCTGCAATACCCATAAAAACAAAAATACCGTACACCCTTAAAGATGCAGAGGAAGTTTCTCAAAAGTACAACGAGAACCCTTCTTACAGGACTATGTTGAAGAACTTCAAGTACAGCCACTTTGTACCCTTTAACTTGGAAGCACTTACAATGGAGCCACCTTACTACTACATAGGAAATAAGCATGATTGAGTGTTTGATTGCAGCAATATTTTTCGAGTCACGTGGTGAACCTGTGGATGGTCAGTACGCCGTGGCAGAAGTTGTCAAAAACCGTGTCCAATCTGACCGTTGGCCTGACAACTACTGTGATGTAGTGTATCAAGAAAAGCAGTTCTCATTTACGCATGATGGAATGAGTGATAACCCATTCAAATACTTGAACAATGACTTAGAAAAACATGCTTACAAAGTTGCAGTAAATGTGGCATATCATGTTGACAAGGGTGATGTTATGGGTGTAACATCCACCCACTATCACAGGGTAAACGTAAAACCCTTTTGGATTAAACACTACAAGAAGGATGGTAAAATTGGAAACCACATTTTCTATACCGCAGTGGATGGCAGATGAACTTGGATTACTTATGCCAACCCCACTAGAGCAATTAGAGGAACTAGAAAGCCCATACAACCGTGAGTATTATGAAGAAGTGTTCAGCAAAGGGTACTACCGAAACCCCTACGATGAAAATGGTGAGATACTTTTCTAGGATACTATCTGTCCTGAGTGTACTCATTAACGTGATCTTAGGTGGATCACAGAACCAAACATTCTCTGCACGTAACTGGCAGTGGAAGAAAGATAAAAAACTTAACATTGTCTGGCTTATAGACATAATCTTTGGAAAGGGGCATTGTTCAGAATGCTGGGTATATTGGAAAACAAGAAAAAAATGGTAAAGCCTACTGTATATTACGGTGGTTTCGAGGGTAGCCCACTAAATCAACTGTTAGACACAGAGGGTCTATATCCGTCACTAAAAAGGAAACTTGGAGAGGGTCAGCCTATCTTTAACTGTCCCGTATCTAACAAAGTATTAGCTAATATGCGTGTCATATATGCACCCTTTGACATGCTGATTAGAAAACAGCAAAATGCCTTTGTTGTGTACAATATGAGTAGTGGTCGTCAGGAAGAAAAAACAGATAGTTCTAATCAACCAGAGGACAGTTATGCACAGTTTCTAGCAGGGTTTGTGTATTTCTTTGCAGATAGTGAAGTAAACCTGAGAATGTACCCCCCGTTCCTACATCCTGATAGCATTACTTGTGGTGTTATAGGGGAGTTTGATATTAGTAAGTGGTTTCGTGGTATCTCTTTTGCTCAATGGATGGGAGAAAAAATGGAGCATAAAATAAAGAAGGGCGACCCTATTGCTTACTTTGAGTTTGACAGACCAGTTACCCTAAAACGTATCACGTTTCCAAAGAGTTGCATGTCGGTTGTGATGGAGTGTACAGGAATAAAACATGAGTTACCAAAAATGTCCATGAAGACTTTGTATAATAAGTTTTCAGAGTCTAAAAGGTCAAAGACAATCATAAAAGCAGTAAAGGATTATAACGATGTCAGAGATTAATGTAGAACTGATTGATGTAATGGGTGATGACCTGTCAGTGGTAAATGCAGCACGTGTATCGTATGCTAAATCCTCTGATTATGTAGGTCGGATACACTCAGGTGATTCAAAGAACATATCAAACCGTGATCGTCGTCTGATCAACTACCTTGCAAAGCACAGGCACATGTCACCATTTGGACATGCGTTTGCATCCTTCCGTGTTGATGCCCCAATTTACGTGGCACGGCAACTTGTGAAGCATAAGTTTCTGCGTTGGAACGAAGTAAGTCGTCGATATGTGTCATATTTGCCACAGTTCTATGAACCTTACTGGCGAAGCAAGCCAGAGCATTCTAAGCAAGGTTCAGGGGGTCCAGTGGAAATAAGTACGGAAGCTGAAATGATGTATCACGCAACGATACGTAATGCCTTGACAACTTATGAACTTATGATCAAGGAAGGGGTCAGCCCTGAACAGGCACGATCCGTATTGCCACAGAACATGATGACATCTTGGGTATGGTCGGGCAGCTTGGATGCATTCGCAGACATGTGCATCTTACGTTGTGCAAAAGATACGCAAGCAGAGACACGCATTGTTGCCCGTGTGATCTATGCAGAAATGCTAAAGCTGTTTCCTTACTCTTGGTGCGCCTTGATGGATACAGCAAACATTGCAGAACAAGAGGCGGTGGTAGAGTGATGTGGTCATTAGTTATAGTTTGGATTGTGAGTGGTACCCCTTACGTGGAAATCATAAGTAGGCATGAAACAATGTACGAGTGTTTCTTTGCTTTTGAATACTATGATGACAAGATTAGAAATACAATTGGCAATCAGTTAGTTTGCATAAACGGGGAAATTAAATGAACAAAGAGCAAATAGCAACTCACATGGCGGCTCGTTATGGTGACCCTGATAAGTATGATGATCTATACCAAGAGGCTTGGCTTGCTATATTAGAAGCACCCAAAAGTATGAACTCAAAAGAGTTGTATTGGCATGTACGTAATCACGTGTCACGTTACTACAACTACAGGGACCGTACAGTTACCTTACCGTCACGAAACGGTCAGTCAGAGTTGCTTGAAAAGCATGAAATAGAGAACAACATACAAGACTATCTTGTCACCACAAATGACCATGCTTTAGATTTTGAGTTGATAGACGAAATAAAACACCTACGTAAGAATATCAAAAAACTGTCTGAACAAGATCAATTCTTGGTTGATCAAATATATCACAAAGGTAAGACGTATCGTCAGCTACAGGATGAATATGGTTATAGCAAGTCTATGTGGCAAAAACGTCACAGTGAGATACTATTTAAACTAAAAAGTGGACAGGAAGAAGTTTAGGTACCATATACTAATGCTACTACTAATAAGAGGAACTAAAGTATGACAGAAGTAACACATAAGGAATGTCCTCACTGTAATCATAAGGGTTGTTATTCTTATAACGAAGAAAAGAATGTGTACTATTGTCATTCTTGTGGAGCAAAAGGTAAGTTAGTGAAAGACGATTGGGAAGGGTTACGTAGTATGGTAGAGGCTAAACCTGTTATAACCCCGTCAGGGGAATTTAAGGAAATGCGTAGCATACTTAAATCTACTATGGAAGAGTTTGGGGTGTACACTTACGAAAACACCCAAGAGTATATTTACCCCTCTGGTGGTAAAAAAGTACGTACCCTTTCAGAAAAAAGGTTCTACACCAAAGATGGATTCAAGGGTGACGAACTTTTTGGCATGAACATTTTTCCTGCTGGTAGTAGTAAGTTTGTAACTGTAACAGAGGGCGAACTAGATGCACTGTCAGCATGGCAGATGTTAAAGTCTGGTTATACTACACCTGTTGTGTCTCTGCCTAGTGCTACCCCGTCGAAGAAATTATGGGAAAACTGCAAGGACTGGCTAGATAGCTTTGAGAAGATCATATTATCTGTTGATAACGATGATGCAGGTAATGCTGTTGCTGATCGTATGTCACGACTTTTCCCTAACAAGGTCTACCGTGTAGATCATGGTCAGTACAAGGATGCTAATGACTTCTTACAGGCAGGTAAGTCACAGGACTTCAAGAATGCATGGTGGAAGCCTGTAAAGCATACGCCAGAGAATGTCATTAACACTTCACAACAGTTCCTCAAGATGTATGAGGACACGCCAGAGCACGTATATGTACCTACAGGTATTCAGGCCCTAGACGATAAAATCTTAGGCTTGATGCAAGGACACTTCACTATGTTCAAGGCACCTACTGGTATTGGTAAGACAGAACTTATGCGGTTTCTTGAATTTAACATGTTGCAACGTGGTATTCCTATTGCCACATGGCACCTAGAGGAGACAAAGCTACGTTCTTTGTTGGGTCTTGCATCCTATCAGTTGAATGACAATGTAACACGCCGTGACCTTATTGACGATAAGGGTATGGACCAGCAAGTACGTCAAGCTATTGTAGATTTAACGAAAGATGAAAACCTCTATCAATTCTATTTGCAGGACGGACAGGGTGCCGACGAACTGTGTGATCAAATACGGTTCTTTAGTCAGGCTTGCGATTGTAAGTTTGTGTTCTTTGAGCCTATTCAAGATGTGATAACAGGCACAGAGGACAGTAAAGAGGCAGAACTTGCAAACCTGTCCGTCCGATTGTCGAAGCTGGCAGCAGAACTTAACATTGGTATAGTGTCAATTGGTCACACCAATGAAAACGGTGACTTTAAGTATTGCAAGATGATAGGACAACGTGCTAGTGTTATAGTTAGTTTACATCGTGATAAGGAATCAGATGACCTAGAAGAAAGAAACACAACATACCTTAAAATAGAAAAGAACCGACCATCTTCTGAAGAGGGGTATGCAGGTAAATTACGGTTTAACTACGACACGTTCACACTTAGGGAAGCATATTAATGCCAGTATTTGACATAGAAACAGATGGCCTGAACGCCAGTAAAATACACGTGCTATCATGGATGGGTGACGATGGAAATGTGCATCACACCCACGACTACGCAGCTATGCGTATATTCTTTGAGGAATCTAAGATTCTGATTGGTCATAACATAATCAGGTTTGACATTCCTCAAGTGGAGAAGGTTTTAGGTATTAAAGTAAAAGCAAAGCTAGTGGACACACTGGCCTTGTCATGGTACCTGAACTTTGATCGTAGTTCTCATGGGCTAGAAAGTTATGGTGTTGACTACGGCATACCGAAGCCTGTTATTAAGGATTGGAACTCATTGACACCAGAGGACTATGCACACCGTTGCAATGAGGACGTTAAGATTAACACACGTCTATGGCGTGATCTACGTGCGAAACTAACAAAGTTGTACGAAGATCAAGATGAAATAAACAGACTTGTAGACTATCTTTCTTTTAAACTATCGTGTGCAGCAGAACAAGAGGCCCTACAGTGGAAATTAGACGTAACCAAAGCACAGGAGCACTTAAAGCAGTGGGAAGAACTAAAAGCAGTCAAGACAGAAGCCCTTGCAAATGCAATGCCAAAACGTGTATTAACTGCTATACGTCACCGCCCGAAGAACTACCAGAAGAAGGACGGAAGCCTGTCAAGGCTGGGGGAAAAGTGGGAAGAACTTTGCAAGGAGCAAAAGGTCCCGACGAGTACCCAGAGCCTGAAAGTCAAGGTTGGTGAAGAACGTGCTAACCCTAACTCTGTACAACAGGTCAAAGACTGGTTGTTTATGTTGGGTTGGGAACCCCGTACATTTAAGTTTATGAGGGAAGAAGATGGTTCCACAAGGAAACTGGAACAAATACGTCAAGAGGGAGAACTCTGCCAGTCGGTCATTGACTTGGCTGAACAAGAACCTGCTATTAACTTGCTTGATGGCCTCACTGTTCTTTCTCACCGCATTGGAGTCATCAAAGGCTTACTTGAATCAGAGAATAATGGTTACGTGCAAGCAAGTGTTGCAGGACTTACCAACACATTCAGGTTCCGTCACGCCCGACCTTGTGTCAATCTGCCATCAATTGATCGTCAATTTGGGTGGGAAATAAGAGAGTGTCTAACATCACCAGATGGTTACACGTTGTGTGGTGCAGACATGACCTCACTAGAAGACACGACTAAACGTCACTACATGAAACCGTTGGACCCAGACTACGTAGAGGAAATGTCTAAGGAAGGGTTTGATCCACACCTTGACCTTGCTAAATATGCAGGGGATGTTACACAGGACGACATTGATAAACATAACTCAGGGGAACGTAGCCTAAAAGCCCTGCGTAAGAACTACAAGGTTGTGAACTACAGTGCTACATATGGAGTAGGTAGTCAGACCCTATCACGTAACTCTGGTATGACTGTAGACAAAGCACAGGCCCTGCTAGACGCATTCTGGTCACGTAACTGGTCTATTGAGAAGGTAAGC